ATCCATCATTACCTGTTTCTACAGCGTGGGATTTAGGTGTATCAGATCATTCAGCAGTTATATTCTTTCAACAAATGGGAAGAGCTATCAATATTATTGATTACTACGAAGAACGTGGTCAAGGTTTACCCCACTATGTTCAGATGCTGCAAAGCAAAGATTACGTTTATAAAGATCATTTTGCACCCCATGATATTGAAGTTACTGATTTTAGTAATGGTAAAACAAGACGTGAGGTTGCTTATCAATTAGGTATTAATTTTAAAGTAGTTCCTAAGATTCCATTTGAAGATGGTATCCATGCCACCACAATGTTATTACCTAGATGTTGGATTGATACAGACCATTGCAAAAAACTTATAGATGCGTTAAGACACTACCATAGGAAGTTTATAGATAAAAACAGAATGTTTAGATCTAAGCCTGTACATGATTGGAGTTCACACGCTTGTGATGCTATGCGTTATCTAGCTGTTGGAATCCAAGAAATAAATACTAGACAATCTGCACCGCAAAGTGTAGCAGATAACGAATACAGAATTATATAAATTATGGGATTCTTTTCGCCTAAGATGCCAGCGTTGCCACCAGTGCAACCTTTACCTGAACCGCCAAAGGCAGAACTGTCGGCTGAAGAGAAAGCAAAAATAAAAGCTGAGCAAGATGAAATTATTAGAAAACGAAAAGGTAGATCAAGCACAATACTAACATCTCCACTTGTTGAAGAAGCAACAACTGAGAAGAAAACATTATTAGGAATGTAATATGGGTGGTCCAATACCAAATCCTTTTCAATCTAAACCATCTGCACCAGCTCCAACTCCGCCACCTCCTGTGGCTGCACCAACAACTGCAGAAGTATCTCAGGCAAGTGCAACAGATATGGATGCTAAAGGAATTAAAAGAAGAAGACGTGGTAGATCTCCAACAATATTAACTGGAGCTGCAGGCGTATCAGAAGGTGCAACTTTAGGCACACCAACTCTTTTAGGATAATTAAATGGGTGAAACAGATTTAGTAAAAGATCTCTTAAAGAGATTTGGAAAATTAGTAACACAGCGTCAAACTTGGGAATCGCATTGGCAAGAAGTGTCAGATTACATGATGCCAAGAAAAGCAGATGTAACTAAAAAAAGATCACAAGGCGATAAACGATCTGAGTTAATATTTGATTCATCTCCATTACATGCTGTGGAATTATTATCAGCATCTTTGCATGGTATGCTTACTAACCCTGCAACACCATGGTTCTCATTAAAATTTAAACAATCAGATTTAATAGATGAAGATGCAGCGAATGAATGGTTACAAGATGCAACAGATAGAATGTATGAAGCATTTAACAGATCAAACTTTCAACAAGAAATATTTGAATTATATCACGATCTAATTACCTTTGGTACAGCAGCAATGTTTATTGAAGATGATGAAGAAGACATTGTTAGATTTTCAACAAGACATATTGGTGAAGTTTACATTTCAGAAAACAATAAAGGAAAAGTAGATACAGTATTTAGAAAATTTAAATTAACAGCACGAGCTTGTATTCAACAGTTTGGTGAAAAGAATGTTTCTAAAACAACTAGAGGCATTGCAATGAAAGATCCTTATGAAGAAATTACAATCTTACATGTTGTTTATCCAAGAGAGAATTACGATCCTAGAAAAAAAGATAACAAGAATATGCCATTTGCTTCTTGCTATATTGAACCAGAAACTAAACATGAAATATCTCAATCAGGATTTAATGAGTTCCCATACGTTGTACCACGTTACTTAAAAGCATCATTTGAAATCTATGGCAGATCTCCTGCTATGACTGCTTTACCAGATGTTAAGATGTTAAATGAAATGTCTAAGACAACTATTAAAGCTGCACAAAAACAAGTTGATCCTCCACTATTAGTTCCTGATGATGGATTTATATTACCAGTTAGAACAGTACCAGGTGGATTAAATTTTTATAGAGCTGGAACTAGAGATAGAATTGAACCATTAAATATTGGTGCAAATAATCCATTAGGTTTAAACATGGAAGAGCAAAGAAGAAATGCTATTAGAGATGCGTTCTATGTAAATCAATTAATGATGCAGAATGGTCCACAAATGACTGCAACAGAAGTTGTGCAACGTAACGAAGAGAAGATGAGATTACTTGGTCCAGTTCTTGGAAGATTACAATCAGAATTACTAAGACCATTAATTGATAGAACATTTGCTATTCTACTTAGAAAGAAATTATTTAAACCAGCACCAGATTTCTTAGCTGGTCAAGATATACAAATTGAATATGTATCTCCACTTGCTAAAGCACAAAGAGCTTCTGAGTTACAATCTATTATGAGAGCTATAGAAATATTTGGATCATTATCAAACATTGCTCCAGTATTTGATCATGTGAATATTGATAACCTAGTTAAACATTTAGCTGACATTGTTGGAGTTCCTGCTAAGGTATTAAACTCTAAAGCAGAAGTGAATGCGATTAGACAACAGAAACAACAACAACAAGATCAAGCAATGCAAATGCAACAAATGCAACAAATTGCACAAGCTGGTGGAGCTGTAGCACCTTTAGCTAAAGCGTTACCTGAGGAGGCTAGAGCTTTAGTAGCACCACAAGAATAACAACTGAAAGGAAAATAAATGGAAGAACAAATAAATAAATTAAAAGAAGTATATAAAATAGTTTTTGAATCTGATCATGGCAAAGAAGTTATGAAAGATTTAGAAAAGAGATGCCACTATAATGCTACCACAAATGTTAGAGGGGATAGTCATGAAAGTGCATATATGGAGGGACAACGCAGCGTTCTTCTATTTATTAAAAACATGCTGCTCAATGATAAACTAAAAGGAAAATAAAATGTCAGAAATACAGACAACTGAGGGAACTCAGCCTGTTGCAACTGAACAGACAACAACTGCAACAGCACAACCAATACTAAGCTCAACACAACAACAAACACAACCTGTATCTGGTAAGACTTGGAAAGAAGCTATTTCACAAGAATACAGATCCAATCCAAACATAGAAAAATTTACTGAACTAGATGCGTTAGCTAAAAGCTACATCAATGCAGTATCTATGATTGGTACAGATAAAATTCCATTACCAGGAAAATCTGCAACAGATGAACAATGGAATGAAGTGTATAATAAATTAGGCAGACCAGAGTCGCCTGATAAATATACTTTAGAATTAAAAACTGATGTTGCACCAGTTGATGAAAATGTCATCAAAGGTTTTGCACAAAATGCTCACAAGCTAGGTTTAAATAATAAACAAGCTCAAGGCATATTAGAGTTTTATAAACAAACTCTAGAAGGCTCTGCAAAAGAAATGTCAGTAAATATGGAATCAGCACAAGCTGAAGCTGCTAACATGTTAAGATCAGAATGGGGTAAATCCTATGATGAGAACTTAAGAAAAGCATCAGCAGTTGCTCAAACATATTTAGAACCAGAACTTCTAGATACTCAATTAAGAGATGGTAGCAGATTAGGAGATAATCCTAAGATCATAAAAGCATTTGCTAACATTGCTAATCTATTATCTGAAGATAAGATTATTGGCACAGAAGCTGATAATGTTCTTCAAGGTAGAGAAATTGAAAAAGAAATTGAAGAATTAACATCTGATAGACAAGGTGCTTATTGGAATAAAATGCACCCTAATCACAATAAAGTGGTTAATCAGGTGCTAGCATTAAGAGAAATGCTTAGCCAATAATAAACTTATTGCAATCAAATCAAAAATACTATATTGCGATTTCTAGGGTGATTTTTAATTAAATCGCCTTAGAAATTGTAAGACAATTCTATTAGAACCTTACATGCCTGTTGGAAAGACAACCGACTAACAGTCGTTAAATGCAAGATAGCCTATCTATAAGGTGGGGAACTTTCTGAAACTAAACTTAAACTTAACTTAACAAAAGGAAATGACACTATGTCAAATCAAATAACAACTGCTTTTGTACAGCAGTACAGTTCAAACGTACAAATGCTATCTCAACAAATGGGATCGTATTTAAGAGGAGCTGTGGATGTTGAGTCAGTAGTAGGAAAGAATGCTTTCTTTGATCAAGTTGGTAAAACAACTGCTCAATTGAGAACATCTCGTCATGCTGACACTCCACAATTAGATACTCCACACTCTAGAAGAAGAGTAAGTCTTGCAGACTACGAGTGGGCAGATCTAATAGACAATGCAGACAAAGTTAGATTATTAATTGATCCAACTTCTTCTTATGCAAAAGCTGCGGCTGCTGCTATGGGAAGAGCTATGGATGATGTAATAATCACAGCTTTAGGCGGAACAGCGTATTCTGGTGAAACAGGATCTACTTCTGTATCGCTTCCATCTGGACAGAAGCCATATACTGCATCTCAAACTGATGGTCTGACTATAACTAAATTGTTGGAAGCTAAAAAAATCCTAGATTTAAATGATGTTGATCCATCTATACAAAGATACTTTGTGTGTGGACCAAAACAAATCTCTGATTTATTAGGAACAACTCAAATCACATCTAGTGATTTCAATACAGTTAAAGCTCTAGCACAGGGTCAAGTAGACTCTTTCTTAGGTTTTAAATTTATTGTTAGCAATAGATTGTCATTTGATGCAACTAACACTGACGACAGACTTGCTTACGCATTTACTCAAGACGCTATTAAATTAGCGATTGGTCAAGATGTTATAGCGAGAATTGATGAGAGAGCTGACAAATCGTACAGCACTCAAGTTTATTACGCTATGAGCATTGGTGCAACTAGAATGGAAGAAGAAAAAGTTGTACAAATTGCGTGTGACGAATAATCTTAACAATAGGAGAATAAAAATATGGCAAGCGTAAAAGGCGTAAATATAACAAACCTAGATGCTACTCCTGTTGTTCTATCATCTTCTGAGGAAGTTGGTGGAAAACTGAGAGTGTTCTATGACACATACGAAGCAGTTTCTGTTGCAAGTGGTGATGATATTACTATTGCAAGGATTCCTGCTAACGCAACTATCCATGACGTTATCATCAAGTGTGATGCGTTAGGAGCAGGCGTTACTTTAAAAGTTGGCGATTCAGGTGATGATGACAGATATTTATCTGTTGTTGGAACTTGGAACGTAGCTGGACAAAGTCAATCTATGTCAAGTGGTTCATCTACAGGAGCTGCAACAACTGCAGTTACTGGTATTGGATACAGAACTACAGCTTCAACTGATATTAAAATTACTACAGGCGGTGCAACTGCTTCTGGTACTATATTCGGTTGGGTTTATTACACAGTAGAATAATACTACTTTTAATAGTGGGGACTAAAAATCCCCACTATCCAACATGAAAAAAATCAACGAACTAAAAACCATTTTACATTTTCAAAATAAAGATTATATCTATCGCTATGTTCTCGTTGATAGATTTAAACATACATCAACAGCACATCATGGTTTTGATAAAGACTTAGAACTTACAGAAGCTGAGATCTTTGCACTCGTTAAACCTAGACAATTAAGACGTAAATATATTATAAGGAAAGATTAATATGGCATCAGTAGTAGAAATTTGTAATGGAGCATTAAATCAATTAGGTGCATCAACAATCTTAACACTTACAGAAGATTCTAAAAACGCAAGGCTTTGTAATGCTAGATACTTAAATGTTAGAGATGCTGTATTTAGACATCATCCTTGGAACTGTTTATTAAAACGAGTTCAATTACCAGCTGATACAGAAACTCCAGCTTGGGGATTTACAAAACAATTTACATTACCATCAGACTGTTTAAGATTAATTAAAATTTTAGATTACGAATCTGATCACGTTGTAGAAGGAAGAAAGATTTTATCTCACTCATCTTCTATGAAAATATTATATATATCAAGAGTTGAAGATCCTAACGAATACGATCAATTACTAAGAGAAGTTTTAAGTGCTGCACTCGCTGCAGATATTGCTTATGCAGTTACATCTTCTAATCCAGTTGCACAACAAATGTATTCTTTATATCAAGAGAAATTAAAAGATGCTAGATTCGTAGATTCAACAGAAGGATATAATACAGATCAAGAAATGGGTATGGCATCTGTAGTAGATTCAAATACGTTTATCAACTCTAGGTTTTAAGAACCATGGCTAGAGTTGCGGTTCAATTAACTAATTTTACTGGCGGAGAATTATCACCACGTTTAGATGGTAGAAATGATTTAGCTAAATATTCATCAGGATGTAAGACATTACAAAATATGGTTGTCTATCCTCATGGTTCAGCAGCTAGAAGACCAGGAACAACATTTGTAGCTGAAGTTAAAACATCTGCTAATAAAACAAGATTAATACCTTTTGAATTTTCAACAACACAAACTTACATTTTAGAATTTGGTAATCTTTATATTCGTTTTTATAAAGACAATGGTGCAATATTAGAAGCAAGCAAAACAATTACAGCAATTACAAAAGCAAATCCTGGTGTTGTTACATCTGCATCACATGGTTTTTCTAATGGAGATACAGTTGTTATTTCAGGTGTTGTTGGAATGACACAAGTCAATGGTAAAAGATTTAAAGTTGATAATGTTGCAACAAACACATTTGAACTGCAAACAATAGATGGAACAAATGTTAATACAAGTTCTTATACAACTTATGTATCAGGTGGAGTTGCAAATAGAGTTTATACATTAACAACTACTTATGAAACTGCAGATCTATTTGAATTAAAATTTGCTCAATCAGCAGATGTGATGTACATTTGTCATCCTGATTATTCACCAAAAAAATTATCTAGAACTGGACATACTTCTTGGACTATTGCAGAAGTAGATTTTACTAATGGACCATTTTTAGATCATAACATTACAACCACAACTTTAAATACTTCAAGCACAACTGTGGGTGCATCTGCAACACTAACATTCTCATCAACAACAGGAGTAAATTCTAATCAAGGATGGCTAACAACAGACATTGGAAGATTAGTACACATGAAAGATGGTCATTATAAAATTACAGCAAGAACCTCATCAACTGTTGCAACAGGAACGTGTATTGTTTCTCCATCCAGTTCTTCTGCAACAACCGACTGGGCTTTAGGATCGTGGTCAGATACTACAGGTTATCCTTCTTGCGTATCTTTCTATGAACAAAGATTAGTATTTGCAGGTAATACCAATGAACCACAAACATTATGGTTTTCTAAATCTGGTGATTATGAAAACATGAATGATAATTATCATGGTACAGTTGCAGATGATGATGCTATTATTTATACTATTGCTTCTAACCAAGTGAATGCAATTAGATTTTTATCTGCAACACGAACATTGATTGTAGGTACAGTAGGTGGAGAATTTTCAGTATCAGGAGGTGGTACAGATGATCCTGTAACTCCAACAAATATCTTAATTAAAAAACAATCTAACCATGGCTGTGCAAACGTAGATGCTATTCCAGTTGGAAACGTAACTTTATTTTTACAAAGAGCTAAAAGAAAGATTAGAGAACTTGCTTATAACTTTGATGTGGATGGTTATGTAGCACCAGACATGACTATTCTTGCTGAGCATATTTCTGAATCTGGAATTAATTCTATGTCTTACCAACAAGAACCTAATCAAGTTATTTGGTGTGTTAGAGAAGATGGAAAATTAGTTGGTTTAACTTATCAAAGAGAACAACAAGTTGTTGCTTGGCATCAACATGTATTTGGTGGTGCATTTGGTAGTGGCATTGCAGTATGCGAATCCATTGCAACCATACCAACCAATGACAAAGAATATCAAACTTGGGTTATTGTTAAACGTACCATTAATGGTGTTACTAGACGTTATGTAGAATATATTAATCAATTTGATTTTGATGAAGATGATAATACTTCATTTAACTTTTTAGATTCACAATTATCATATTCAGGAACTGCGACAACTACAGTAACAGGATTAGATCATCTTGAGGGACAAACTGTATCTGTTCTTGCAAATGGTGCAACACATCCAGATAAAGTTGTAAGTGGTGGCTCTATTACTTTAACAAGATCCTCAACTAGCGTTAAGGTTGGATTATCTTATACTTCATTATTACAAACAATGAGATTAGATGCTGGATCTCAAAATGGAACATCGCAATCTAAAACAAAAAGAATATTTAATATTGCTATTAGACTATATGAATCTATTGGAGTTGAAGTTGGACCAGATCTATCTAATATGGAATCTATTCCATTTAGATCTTCTGCAAATCCTATGGATCAAGCCATACCAGTTTATACAGGAGATAAGGAAGTAGAGTTCAGAGGTAACTATGAAACTGATGGTTTTATCTATGTACGTCAAACTCAACCTTTACCTTTAACAATTTTATCGTTATACCCAGAATTAATTACCAATGACTAAAAATCTATTTATAATCCCATACAAATCTGAGCATGGTAAAATAATAATGGCATCTCAATTAAACCATGTTATTAGTAAAAAAGAGATTGATTACGTAAAAGAAAGTTCACACCTAGAAGAAAAAGATATGGCATTTACTTGCGTTATAAATGATAAAATTATTGCATCTGCAGGAATTAAAAAAATTTGGGATGGTGTAGGTGAAGGTTGGGTTCTAGCAAAGAATGAAATCTATAACTATCCAATCACAATCGCTAAAGCTATTAAACAAAATTTTGATTACGTTGCAAAATCTAATAATATTAAAAGAGTTCAAACAGCAGTAAGAGCTGATTATGGTATTGGTATTCGTTTTGCTAAATGGTTAGGATTAACGAATGAAGGATTAATGAAACACTATGGTATGGATGGTAGTGATCATTATAGATTTGCGAGGATATTTTAATGGAAGCAATACCATTTATAACATTAGGAGCTAATGTAGTTGAAGCTGTAAATAAAGATGCTGCAGGAAGATTTAATCAAAAAGTTTATAATAGAAATGCACAAATAGCAGAACAAGAAAAAGAAGCTATAAAACAACAAACAGAATTAGAACTTGCTAGATTTGATGATAATTTTGAAAAATTACAAGCTCAATCAAAAGTAAGAATATTAACTTCAGGAGCAGATCTATCTGGTTCTGGATTAAGAGTTCTTCATAATAATGAAGTTCAAAAACAAATTGAAAAAAATATTATTACTTATAATTCTCAAGTTCAACAAATATCAAAAACTAATGAAGCAACTCTTTCTAGAATACAGGGACAATATGTTAGACAGATGGGAAGAGCAGCTGCTATTGGAAGTGTTGTTAAAGGTGTTTCAACTTTTTCTCAATCTCCACAAGGAAAAACTTTATTAGAAAACGTACCAAACCCATTTGCTTAACCTATGCCAAAGATTCCTACATTTACATCTCAAACACAATTAACACCAACTTCTCCAGAAGTTAAAAGTCAATTTCAAATTCCTTTAACTGGTGGAATAGCTGGAAGCATTACAACTGGTATTGAAAAATTAAATGAATATTACATTACAAAACAAAACTTACAAGATTCTGTAGAAGCAAAAAAAAAATTTTATGAAATAAAAGGAACAACAGATACTTTTTTAGAAAGACAAAAAAATAATTATAATGAAGATGATGCTATTCAAAATTTTACAAATGATTTTAAAGAATATTCTAAACTAGAATTAGGAAAAGTATCAAATGTTAATGTTAAAGATAAATTAAAACAAGAACTTGATTTAGAACTTGGACAAAATATTCTTAAAATAAAAAAACAATCATTTGATGCTTTAGAAAAAGAATCTCAAAGCGTTTATAATACTGGTCAAACTACTGATGCAGCTTCTTATGAAATAAATGATGGTAATACTTTAGAACAATCAAGATATAAAGATCAGATGATTAGAAGAGCTGAAGAATATTCTGATCAACATAAACTTTCTTTTATTGATAAACAATTAAAAGTTAATAGTGTTTTAAGTACATTATTTTTATCAGATGTAAAAAATAAAGTAATGAATTCTGATAATCCTAATGAAGCATTTAAACAAATTTATGAAAATAATAACACACAAACATTTATTAAATCTCAAGATTTACCAAAATTATTAATAGAAACTTATAAAAATAAAATATCTAATATTGCTATCGCTGGAGATATAAATTCAGATTATGACAGAGCTGTTAAACTTGTAGATCAAGTTGAAAAACTAACAACACCTGATGGTCAAAAAATAATTACTGATAAAAATTTAGCAGACTGGAGTTCTTTTAAAGAAAAAATTTATAGAGAAAGAGGTGGTCATGAAGATTTAAAAATTAAAGCTAATAATGATGCAGAAATAGTTAAGTTTGATAGTGATATGTCTGAAAAAATTGAATCAAAATTTTATAATAAATTTTCTACATCAACTGATTTAAGATCTCAAAAAGATAAAGAAACAGCTTCTCTTGCTTTAGATGAATATAGACAACAGTCTTCTGCATATTTATCTGCAAATAGAGATGCAAATAATGCTGATAAAAAAGCTAAATTAAGAGAACTTTCAAATTACATTATAGATAAATATGATGCTCAAACAATATCTAATTATCAAGTGTATGATAAAAAAAACAATAGAGTTAATTATCATTTTTTATTTAATGAATTAGAAACATTAAAAGAAGATTATAAAAGAAATCCTAGTAGTGAATCAAGATTAGCAAAAGAAGCATTAAAATTTGGTTATAAAGATAGCAAAGGTAATCCAGATGTAAATTCATTTTTATTAGATACAATCCCTAATTTAAAAAAACAATTAGAGCAGTAATTAAATGCCAACAATTGAAACAACAAATACAATTTCAGAAAGTAAAACTTCTGAACCACTGGCAATTAATCAAGAAGTAGATAGACAATTTGAAACTTTATCAAATCAATTTGATATTAAAGAATCACCAAAGACAATGAATGAAATTAATCCTTCTTTGGCTGATCCAGGTGTTATTAATGCAATTCCAAAATTAAAACCAAAACAAATTTTATCTCAAGAAGTTGAAGATTTTTTTAATTCATACAAAGATCAATTTCAAAAAATACAACCAGTACAATCTGGCTTAGTTAATAAACCTGAACAAGGAACTATTGGTTTTTGGGAAACATTAAGTGATATGGCATTATCAGTTCCTCAAGGTGCTGTTACTGGAGCATTAAATCAAATTAATTTTTTAAAAGATAATTTGTTTAAATATAGTTCATTAAATTTATTAAGTGGTGGTAAAACAAAATTTAGTGCAGATGAACAACTATCATTTAGAGATTTTACACCAAAGTTTGTTAGTGAAGAAGATCTTAAAATAAATGCTACTTCAGAAACTAGCAATGTTCCTGTGTTTTATCATCCTAAAACATTAGCTGGAAATATAACAGAAAGTATGTCTCAGTTTATAACTGGATTTATTGGACCAAATAAAATTTTAAAAATGGCTGGAGTTGGTGGGAGTTTTGGTCTTTGGTCTTTAAGGGGAGTTACAGCAGGAGCTATTACAGATGCAACAGTATGGGATCCTAATCAAGAAAGATTATCTAATTTATTAATTAAATTTGATTCTCCATTACTTAATAATACAGTTACTAATTATCTAGCTGCCGATCCTGAAGATACAGAATGGGAAGGAAGAGTTAAGAATGTTTTAGAAGGAATGGTAGCTGGAACTGTGGTCTCTGCTGGATTTAAAGGTATTGCTTATGGAATATCATCAACTGGTAAAT